AAGAACATACTTGTGGGAAATAGTGGCAAGACGTATTTCGCCACTAATCACTCCTGGTTATCTGCCGTCTTAGACCAGGGTCGGTATTTTGTCGTATTTAAGACCTACAAACAGGCTCACGAAGTTGTCTGGAGGCAGTACGTTCCCTTAATCCCGAAAGAGTTAATCTTCAAGAAGAACGAACAAGACCTTTTAATTGAGTTGAACTACATTAAAGGTCCTGTCACTCTTCCCGACGGGACGACGATTGAAGTAAATCACGATGTAACCAAACCCCGAAGCACCATCCAGCTTTTAGGTAGTGACCAAGCTGACTCCCATCGTGGTTTTAGAGCTAATGGGATTATTTTCGATGAGTACGCTGACCAAGACCCCAATAACTGGGACGCAGTTTACAAACACTTCTTTACCACTACGAACGGTTGGGCGATATTTATGGGCACTCCTCGGGGGTATAATCATTTTTACGACCTTATTCAGTTTGCTAAGGAGAATGACAGGTGGTTCTACCAGGAAGCTACTTGGAGAGACTCCCCCTACGTCTCAAAAGAGTTTATTGCCGAAGAACGAGCTGAAGCCGAGAAGCAAGGTAAACTAAGCACTTTCTTACAGGAAGTAGAATTGGAGTTCAGAGCTGTGCAAGGAGCCGTCTACCCAGACTTTGACCGCAAGGTACACGTCATTAAACCGAGTGAAGTCCCCGAAGACCTTACTATTTATGCAGGAATTGACTTTGGTTACCACACCACCGCCTGTGTCTTAGTTGGAATCGACAAAGATCAGAATTGGTACGTTTATGATGAGGTTTACGCTAGAGAATCTATCTTAAAGGACACTATCCCCAGGATTAAGGACAAATTAGGCGATCAGAGACTCGTCTTAATGGTGGGTGACTCCCAAGCAAAAGACGCTATCGAGACAATGGCTCTCCAGTTCCCCATTGTGCCTGTTGTGAAGCGAGGAGACTCCATCATCCACGGTATCGACCTGATTAGAACTAAGCTCAAACCCCGTATTCAGCTTGTAGGAGACCCCAAACCTACCCTATTCATCTCCTCAGTCTGTAAAAACTTCATCAAAGAGATGGAAGCCTACAAGTACCCCGAAGACAAACCAGATAGAAACCCATCTGAACTCCCTATGAAGGAAGACGATCACGGTCCTGACGCTCTTCGTTACCTGGTTCTTCACCTCAAATACGGAGTAAACAACCAAAATGACAAATTTCCCAAGCCAGCCATTCTCAAAGAAACAAATTCCTACGGTTTGCTATAAAAATGCGGTATAATTAGCAAAAAGGGTCAAAAAAATGCAAAAAAGTGACGAAAAAGACAAAAAAAGCCAGTACGAGTACCAATATAAGAAGGATTATGAGTCCGACAAGGACGTCCATGACAATTATATAGCTGATTTTGACGCTTACGAAGCTATGTTGATTGGTCAAGTCTACGATTCAGTCTCAAGAAGTGTAGACGCAAGCAAAATTACCGACTCTTACGCTGCCACCCTCTCAAAAGAACGAGCCGATAGGGTTGTAGCAAAACTCCCTGAAGGGAACTACCTTCCTATGGGTAAAGCTGATGTCGGCAAAGCCGCCTTTATGGATATTCTTTTCCAGAAATACATCTTCCCTAATGCCAACTCTCAACATTCCCTCCTAGAAAAGTTTAATATGTGGCAAATGTACTCCTCAGTCTATGGATATATGCCTATGTTCTACGACTGGACAGTTTCAAACACTGGATATGTCGGTCCTGATTGTTGGTTGTGGAACCCCCGCAATTTAATCCCTCAACAGGGTCGCACCTCAATTTCAGATATGGACTACGTTACTGCTCTTACCTGGGTGGGTAAGAAATACCTCGAAGACCTTGTAGATGACATTGAAAACGGCGAACAAGACGACGAGAACACCTCTGGATGGGACGTAGCTGCAATCAAAGAGCTTATCGAGAACTATGACGAGAACGCCAGCTCTGACTCCAAGCGAGACACCTTAATTGCTGACAAACGCACCCCTCAAGCGGTGAATAAAGGTATTTTGCTAGCTACTCGCTACGAAGCAGGAGAAGACGGTGAGTGGATTACCTTCGCTCCAGAAAACGGTAACATCCAAATTAGAAAGCTCAAAAACCCCCACAAGAATGGTAAGATTCCGTTTGTCATTAAATACTCACAACCTCTCTTTGATTCGTTCTACGGACTGGGAGACTTCCAACGAGCTAAGCCTCTCCAATTCGCTCGTGACGGTCTGACAAACTTCTACTTTGCTTCTCTTAAACGTAACCTCGCTCCAGGTATCATCGTCAACGGCAACGGTGTTCTAAAACACACCCTAGACGTAACCTCTGCTAACCCGATCTTAGTTGAGACTATCCCTAACTCTATCCGCCCTATGCCTACTAACACGGCAGGTCTCTCAACCTACCAAGGTGCTCAGAGTAACCTTACAGGCTCTCTCCTGTCTCTCTACGGGTCTCAGAACGCCTCAATACCTGGTGCTGAGTCTCTCAATCCAAGTCAGGGTAAAACTCCTCAAGCAATCAATCTCTACTCGGATAAGGAAGCCACTCGTGACGGAAGTGAACGCCGACACTTAATCGCCGCCATTCAAGAGCTGATGGACGGCTGGGCATCTTTAATCGTAAATGTAGGTAGTGAAGAAATCCCCATCGAATTATTTGAAGAAGACATCATGGCTATCGAGAAAGCAGGTATGGCAGATGTAATGCAACTCTTTGAGAAGATTGAACCAGACGCTTCAGGAGCCGCAGGAACACTAAGAATCAAACCAGAAACTCTTAAAGGTGTTGAATACCGCTTCCAAATGAATCCTGACTCCACTGCTAAGACTAACAAAGACGCACAGTTACAGGCACTAGAACGCTACATCGACAACATGGGTAAGTTCCAAAACATGTTCAAGGACGATGACAGGATTGAGTTCCACCCAGATAAGATTTCAACCGCCTTTGGAAGTCTTGCTGACGTACAGGGTGCGGATGAGTTCATTACGGTCAAAGACGGTCTTTCACCCAAAGAGAAAGAAATGCAAGCCCAAATACAGCAGATGCAGGAACAAATGGCTCAGATGGAACACGAAAAGAAAGTACGAGACCTCGAAAACGCCATACCTCAAGAAACTCCTCAAGAACCTATCGTCGCCGCTAACGGACAAGCGTATAACGACCCCACAATAGCTTCAGCAGTCGACAAGCTATCATCAATGTAAAGGAGACCATATGAGCGAATACGGAATAGTAGGAAACAGTTTTGGAGTAGACCTTCCTCAAGCACAGGTAGACAAACAACTCTTAGCCGAGGAAAGGTCAAAAGCTAAGTTCTCACGCACTAAAGAGTTCGCAGCTCTTAAACAACACCTAAACGAGAGAATGGACTACTACAAGGCGTTCTTGCCTGATGGTCGCCCTGTCGTCGGTGCAACACCCACTCCTGAAGACTGGAAAATAGCCAACACTATCATAGGGGAGTTTCAGGCTGTTATTAACGCCTACGAACAGGCAGCAGAGGCAGTAAAAGATGTCAAACAAATACGCTAGTCAGGAAGAACGAGAAGCGGCTGAGTTTGCCTCTCTAGGAATTACCCCAGCTAAAGTAACTCCTCACGGCTCAGATAAGGACATCAGAGAGTATTTGACTCCTGAAATGCCTACCCGTTGGATTCAAGAAGGCAATCAGCTTATTGGAGAAAGCGAGAAAGGTCGGTTTGTGCAGACAATCCCTACTAATAAACTTCTTGTAGGCACGGATAGTAAAGGGCTTCCCATATTTAAGGATATTGTGGTAAAGTAACAATTAGAAGCGTCGACCGAGCTTTGGGGTTGGTATCCCGAACGTGGTCATGAAATAAACACCAAAATGAGCGGAGTCGCCCGAGTCGCCAAACAAAATCGTGGGCTGTAAAAGAAAAGAGGGAAAAATGGATACTGAAGACCAAGTAATTGAGTCTGAGGAACAAGAGCAACCTGTAGAGGAGTCTCAAGAAGTCGAAGAAGAGCAAGTTGAAGAAGAAGTAGAAGACCAACCTGCCGAGGAACCTGAAGAGGAGCCAGAGGAAGAGGAAGTCGAAGAACCGAAACTATCTCCACGAGCTGAAAAGCGAATAGAGCAACTTAAAATCAAAAGTCTAATTGCAGATATTAAACAGAAGTCGCAACCGCAAGTACCTAACATCAAGCCTGAACTGGACTATAACCAGGCACTCGAAGCAGATGACGACGTTCGTGCTCAATTTGAGCAAGACCGCCAGAAATACGGAGAGGCTAATTATCAGGCAGGGTTAGAACAAGCAAAGTCGATTCAGTTTCATACTCGATTAGAAATTGACGCTCCTAAGATTGAATCCAAGTATCCAATTCTTAACAAGGACTCAGAGGACTTTAATCCAGCAGTCGCAGACGCACTTAACGAAATGTACCTTTCAGCTGTCGGTTACGACCGAGAGACGGGTCTCGTAGCAAATCCTAACATTCGCTACGCAGACTATATTGAAGGGATGATGGAGTTAGCTGACCGCACCGCTGCAACTAAAACTCAGAAATCTACTAAGAACATCGCTCGCCAAGCCGCCCAAACAGGTCTCCGACCTGATGGCTCACGAGCAAAACGCCTTGATCTAAGCAAGGCACCAGAACAGATGAGCGACGAAGAACTCGACGCCTTCATCAATAGCAAACTAAAATAAAAAGGAAACCATAACATGGCAACCCCAACGACCAATAGCAACACTACTCGTGCTATCGCTCAGACAGCTCAGTATATTGCTGAAAAATGGACTCGTGACATCGAGCAACCATATGACAAAATGCTCCAAATGGCTAAACTCGTTAAAGACCGCAGTGGTCTGGTAACTGACGGTGGCGACACCATCAACGTACCATTCACCATCGCTGTTGATTCTCGTGCTAAGTCTGCCTCAACCGATGTAACTTACGATGTACCAAACGGTGCTCCAATCGCCATCGCAATCGACAAGCACTACTACAGTGCCGTTAAGATTGAAGACATCGCTAAAGTACAAAGTAACTACGACCTTAAGAGTGCCTTCCAGACTCGCATGGCTGAAAGCGTAGCCCGTCAGACCGACACCGACCTGCACGCTCTCTATACTTCTGCTGGTACGACTGTTTCGGCTGGTGCTGCTGTTGACGACGCTGACGTTCTTTCGATTGTCACTGCCCTCGACGTAGCTAACACTCCTGCTAGTGGACGCCGTGGCGTTGTAGGTCACTACACCAAAGCTGATTTGCTAGGTGTAAACAAGTACAATGCTTACGACCAAACTGGTAAGACTGGTACTGCTGTAAACGGTGTTGCTGATTCTCTAATCGGTAACGTCTACGCAATGGACCTCTACCACAGTGGTAACGTTCCTACTTCAACAACTGGTCGCAACCTGTTCTTCCACCGTGATGCTATCACCTTGGCTAAGCAGCTTGCTCCTAAGTTTGAAATGGAATACTCAGTAGACGCCATTGGTGTCAAGGCTGTACTCCACAGTATTTATGGCGTGGGCGTCGAACGTGCCTCGTCATTAGTTGAATGTACTCGTACAACTGCTCCCTAAGCTGCGGATAATCTGGAGGCTCTTCGGGGCCTCCTCCGTATAAATCAACTCCTGGGAGAAAAGCTGACTCTGTCTGTCCGAGTATCGCCCTCACAGGGATAAAAATAAGGAATATATCATGTCTCGTGCATTTTTAGAATTAGTAGCTCGAACTGTTAATGTAGACCCAACGTCTTACCCTAACGACTCGAAGCTCGAACAAAAAGTAATTTACGCTCTTAAAAATACTGCTGGTGACGCTGTCAAAGCTACAGGTGTGCTGACCTCGTCAGGTACATTTGGTAACAACGAAACCGTAACAATCGGTGGATACGTCTACACCTTCAAAACCACTCTTACGGGTGCTGCCTTTGAAGTACTCATCGGTGTGAGTGCTGCTGTATCACTCGATAACCTAAAGAGTGCAATCAACGCCACCGCTGGTGCTGGTACAACCTACGGTACAGGTACTTACGCTCATCCAGACGTAACCGCCACTACTAACACTGACACTGCTCAAACTGTAGAAGCTAAGAACGCTGGTACTGAAGCCAACGCTATCGCTACTACTGAAACCTGTGCTAATGTTGCTTGGGGTGCTGCCACTCTAGCTTCTGGTGCTAACGGAACATATTACAAAGGTGAAACCAACCGCTCAGAGGCTCGCGTCTCTGGCGGAGCGGACGTCTAGGAGGTATCATGGCTAGAGAAACTAACTCCGCACTCTGGACAACGCTAGACACCAAGATTGCTGGTGAAGACCTCACAAACGATGTGTTGAAAATCCGTGATGCTGCTACCTACACTAACTTGACCGCTTCAGCCTTGATTAAGACAGGTGCAGGTGTTCTCAAGGGTATCATTGTCAACTCACACACATCAGGTACATTAAAGCTCTGGGATAATACCTCAGCAGCAACAACCGTCATCTGTAACACCATTACCTTTGCTTCGGGACCACAATTCATCAAGCTACCAGCTATTGAGTTCTCAACAGGTCTCTACGCAACAATCGGTGGGACAGCAGACATAACTATACTTTGGAAATAATCATGGCTAAATATAAGATTACAAACATCGACGAAGCTAAGGGACACATTACCTTTCAGGTACTAGACGGCACTACAGTTGTAATGACTGACACTCGTTGCGACCTACCTATAGACGACAAAGAACAAGTAGACGCAATTCTATCTGACTTTGCTAACGCAGTAGTAGCAGACCAGTCTACGGTAGAAGTAGACCCTGAACTTACCAAGATTGTAAACAAAGCCCAAGAAGCTAAAACCCTAGAGGTTTAACATGAGACAGACCATACAGAACGCTAATGCGAGTCTGTCACTAGACGGTAATGCTGGTTATTTAACAATACCTATTACTCCTGGTCTTACGGGGTTTAGTTTCGGGCTATGGATAAAGCCAGGCAAGCGAACTGCCATTTCATCTACAATTTATATGTCATCTATGAGTGCTGCCTTTACTGATGGGTTTATACTCTCAAAAGGACTAGGCAGGGGAGATATTGAATTTATAGCCTACAATACTACAAACTCGGGGGGCACTCTTAGGACTGGACAAATTAGTGATGGAGATTGGGCCCACATAGTCGTCACATATCTCCCATCTGGATCATGCAAAATATATCTGAATGGTGTGCTAGCTCAAAGTCTT